GCCGGGCGCACACAACACCGGCATGGCCGTAGACATCGTCTGCGCAGGCGCCGATGCGCAAGACCTAATCGGCGCGGCGATGGAGCAAGGCTTCTGGACGGCCTATGGCGTTAATCAAAAGGGCGCATGGAATAAGCGCTTTGTCCACTTGGACGCAATACCTCGGAAAGGGTTGGCGGGTTATGAGCAATTGCGACGCCCCGCGCTATGGAGCTATTGACGCCCGGTCAAAAGGGCGTCTTGGGGAATTGCTGGCGGCTATCGCGCTAGAGGAAAGCTGCGGCGTCGACGCCATGTTTGTCGACCGCAACGGCTACGACATTATCGCGAACTGCCCGCGCCTCGGATTGCTGCGAGTTGAAGTAAAGAGCTCGCACAAGACAGGCGCAGACAAGGAGCGCCGGGTGTATAACTTCTGCACGTCAACCGGCTCTAAGAAGCGCTACCACATCGACACCAATAAAGTCGACATCGTGGCGCTGGTCGCTGTGCCGGAGCGCTCAGTGATATTTAAGACAGCGCACAGCTTGCGCAATCGAAAGACAGTGAAGCTGCGCCCTAGCGCATTTCAGCAGGCTGACGTTGAGGCGGGTACATGGGATGAGGCTGTAAAATTCCTATTAGGGAACAAATAGGTGACAACATGTTGTGTTGTTGCTAATATCGCAACACTAGATATGGTATAGGCAATGTATAATTACCAGCAACTAATCGCAATGGGCGCAAGCCCCCAAGAGGCGGCGCGCTATGCCGCGACTATGACGCCCGGCGGAGGCATGGCCTATGCACGCAATCTGCCTATGCCGGTCACGCCCTTTATTGGTCGCCCGACAATACCGATGGGCGTATCTATGCCAAGCAATCCAAACGTGCCGGATATGGGCGCCGCAGTGCCCAGCATGGGCATGGAGATGGGTCAGGCGCCGCTTGCCGGCGAGGCCGACTTAGTTGCTATGGGGCCGATGGCCGACATGGACGGCGTCGCAAAGGCTTTGACTATGGGCGCCGAGTTTATGGAAGAGCCTGAGATGCCAGACTACCCGGAAGCCCTGCCCGTTGACAGGAATATACAGGCTGCGCCCTTGCAGCCCCTCTACACAATGCCGGCCGGCCTGCTTGAGCGCATTTCTGGCTATCGCAACAATCTGGGGCTTCTGTAAATGTCAGACGAACAACAACGCCGAGCCGAAGAGGCGCGCCGCATACTCGACAGCGACGTATTCCGCACGGCAATTGCCGAGGTCGAGCTTGGCTTTATGAATGAGTGGCGCAACACGCGCCCAGAAGAAACTGGTGCGCGGGAGCGCATCCACACGGCTGTCAATGTGCTTGAAGAGGTTCGCACCCAATTGCGCATTGTCATAGAGGCTGGAGCAATCAGCCAAAATCGCCTCGTAAAGATTAAGAATTGGCACTCGCCAAATCAATCCAAGCGGGGCTAGTTTTAAATCTACTGTTGAGGTATAATCAATGTCAGAAGCAGACACCAACACCGGCGAGAAGCCGATTGACCTGCAAAACGAACAAGAAAAATCAACACACGCCTTTGAAGGTTTTCTTGCGGCCCGCGATGCGGATAACCAGCCAGACAATGCGACAGAGGCGCTTCAAGATAGCGACGAGGCCGAAGAGTTTGAGGCTGAGGAAGTTGAGGCCGACGAGGCCGACGAAACTTTTGAGGACGATGAAGACTTTGAGGAGGAGCTGTCTGGTGATGAGGACGACGCTGAAGACCATGTCGGCGCCGACGAGGAACCCGGTGAGCAGCTTATCCAGCTTGATATGGATGGGCAGCAGGTAGAGGTCACCCTCGACGAGTTGCAGAAAAGTTATTTGCGGCAGTCGGACTACACCAAAAAAACTCAGGCTCTGGCTGAGCAGCGTAAAGCTTCTGAGACAGAGTTGGAGGCGTTGCGGCAAGAGCGGATGCAATATGCTGAGCTACTGCCCCAGCTAGCGCAACAACTTCAGACTGCCACCAGTCCCGAAGAGTTGCAGCGACTTAACGAGCTCCGCGAAAGCGACCCGCTCCAATATATGCTTGAAAAAGATGCCCTAGACCAACGTCAGGCGCAGCTTAATGCAGTCAAGCAGGAGCAGGAGCGCCTCGCTCAGACAGGTCAGGCCGAACAGCAGCAGCTTTTGGCTGACCATCTGCAAAAGGAGACGGTAGCCCTGATGGACGCCCTGCCCGCATGGAAAGATGAGGCAGTCGCCCAAAAAGAGCGCCAAGAAATCCGCGAATACGCGCTGAGCCGAGGCTTCACTGACGCCGAACTCAACGAAGTATACGACAGCCGGGCAATCCTGATTTTGCGAGACGCAATGATGGCGAGCCAGGCAAACAAGCGGAAGCCTAAGCAGGCCGTTAAGAAAACCGCAAAAGCTGGGACATCAAATGTGAGGCGGAAAAGCAGAGCGCGGGTCGCAAAGGAGCGCCTTTCTAAGTCTGGCAGTGTGCATGACGCGACTGCCGTATTTGAAAACCTACTAAACGCAAAAAGGTAAAATAAAATGGCAAAAGTAACTAACGCTTTTGATACCTACTCAGCTACGGCTAACCGTGAAGAGTTGAGCTCGGTCATCTATTCGATAGCCCCCGTAGACACACCCGTTATGACGGCTGCCGGCCGCAAAAATGTCTCCAATGTGACATTTGACTGGCAGACTGACACGCTGGCCGCCGCTTCGGCGACGGGCGTGCTTGAGGGCGATGCCCTGTCGCAAACGGCCACCACGCCTACCACTCGCGAAAGCAATGTGTGTCAAATCAACCGCCGCGACGCGACTGTAACCGGCACGCAGGAAGCTTCTAATCCTGCCGGCGCTGGCAACAGCCAACTGGCCTACAGCATGTCAATGCGCGCAAAAGAAATTAAGCGCGACATGGAAACGGCTATCTGCGGCAAGCAAAACAAGACTGCCGGCGACGCCAGCACAGCGCGCGCCACTCGCGGTGTTGAGAGCTGGATTTCAACCAACGCATCTCGCGGAACGTCTGGCGCAAACAGCTCCGGCGCAGTCACAGACGGCACGCAGCGCGTGTTTACTGAGGCAATGCTGAAAGACGTCTTGCAGCAGTGCTTCGACGCTGGCGCTGACCCAAGCGTCGTAGTTGTTGGCGGCTTCAACAAGCAGAAAATCTCTGGCTTCACCGGCCGCGCGTCTGCACGTCAGATGATTGACGCCAACACAATTGAAGCCGGCGTGGATATTTTTGCGTCCGACTTCGGCCAGCTAGCTGTCCAGCCGTCACGCTTTTCGCGCGGCCGCTCGGCGCTAGTTCTCGACCCGAACTTCGTAAGTGTCGCATATCTGCGTGACTTTGAGACGTATGAGCTCGGCAAGACCGGCGACGCATCCACACAGGCCATCTTGGCTGAGTGGGGCGTGTGCATGCACGAAGAGGCAGCCCACGGCATCGTGGCTGACTTGACCACCTCCTAAGCCTGGTAGGGGCCGGCCCGCGCCGGCCCCGCCTTTCGCGGCTCTAGCCTTTGGGTTTGTAATATGGCGACAACAAAATTTTTATATGATGCGCGCGGCCACATCGTGCGCGAAGTTGTCACTCAGGACTTGGACGGCAAGGACACCTTCCACGTCCACACCCGCCAGATCGTGCGCGCTAATAAGATAAACCGCGAAAACCATAAGGCTGGGGGCGACCTAAAGCATGTCGCCACCGTGCCAGTCGCTATTTATGAGCGCGCAATCCGAGAGGGTTGGGCTAACGACCAAGAGGCTTGGCGTCGCTGGCTGAATGATAGTGACCACCGAGATTTTCGTGTTTGGGAAGGCCGGGTATGAATTACACATCGCTCCGCACTCAGGTTTCAAATTACCTAAATCGGCAGGACATAGACAACGACCAGATGGACGTGTTTATCAAAAATGCTGAGGCAGAGTTTAACCGCACTATCCGCCACCGCAAGATGGTGAGGCGCGTCACGGCCACCGTCGACAGCCACTTTACCAATTTGCCGCTCGACTGGCTTGAGGCTGTAAACGTGCAGCTTAACGCCGACCCGATAAAGCTGCTGCGTCAGGTGTCCCTTGAGACTGCCGACCAGTATCGCGCGTCGAACGGCGACGTTACCGGCATACCGGAGTTTTACGCCATCGTCGGCGACACTCTTGAGCTTGTGCCTCGCCCCTCGTCAGGCCAAACGGTTGAGCTCACATATTATTATAAGATACCAGCCCTGCACTCAGACAATCTGACCAACTGGCTGATAGAGGAATATCCCGACCTGTATCTCTACGGGGTAATCAAGCAAGCGCTTGTCTTCCTAATGGACGACGAGCGGCTGCCGGTTGTGGTTGGCCTGTACCAATCGCAACTGCAAAATTTGGCCGACGAGCAAGACCGTGCGCGGTTTGCTGGCGGCAGCCTGACGGTGCGCCGTCGCACATACGGCGGCAACAGCAGCCGCACGGTTATTTATAGGACAAATTGATATGAGCTTTACTAACTACTTGGAAGATGCCGTGCTTGACCACGTCTTTGGCGGAAACGCCTACTCTGCGCCTAGCACGCTCTATGTTGGCCTCTTTACGGCAGCCCCGTCAGACACGGGCGGCGGCACTGAGGTATCGGGCGGCGGATACGCACGCCAGACTGCCACATTCACGGTAAGCGGCACCGACCCGACTGAGGCGACAAACAGCGCCGCTATCGACTACCCGACTGCCACGGCAGACCTGGGGACAATCACACATGTCGGCGTCTTTGACGCGCTGACCTCTGGCAACCTGCTCGCATATGCGGCGGTATCGACCAGCAAGACAATTAACACCGGCGACGTGCTCCGCATCCCAGCCGGCGACTTGGATATACAGCTAACCTAATGACGCAATACATTGGATATGGTGGCGGCCAATATGGCACCCTAGCATACGGTCAGATGGAGGCCGTAACGCTTGCCGCGTCTATGCAGCAGGCGTCTACGGCGTCGGCCAGCCTGTCTAATGTGTTTACAGTATCCAGTCAGATTGCGGCGTCGTCCTCACTCTCCGCGAATGTTATTGAGATTTTTACTGTCTCATCGCAAGTGTCGGCGTCGTCGAGTGTGTCGTCGGCTATAACAAGACTTAGCTTTATAGACGCAAGCGTCTCAGCCTCGTCGACGGTAGCCGCCGCAGCGCTCCGGGTTGGTCAGGTCAGCGCGGCGGCAAGCGGCGCATCAGCTACGTCGGGCGCGGTGACGCGCATTCAGCCGGCAGGCGCCAGCATGTCTCAGGCATCTAACGCCAGCGCCGCATTAACTGGCCTCTTTGACGCCAGCGCGACTGTCTCAGTCTCATCAACTTTTAATACGCTAGGCCCGACTGGCCTGACAAGGACTATGGAGTTCTCGTTTAGCGCTCAGCAGCCCTCGTCTGCTGCCGCAAATGTTCGCTTCTTCTGGGATAGCGACGACATTATTTCCGGCGACTGGTCGGACGTAACCGACGCCGCGACAGTGGCGTACACAAGCCAAACTGGCTCAGACGCTAGTTGGATTTCAGCATAGGACTAGAAAATGGCAGATACCACAACCACCAATCTTAGTCTGACAAAGCCAGAAATCGGCGGGTCGGACGACACTTGGGGAACCAAGATTAACAATAACCTCGACACGATTGACGGCAAGTTTGCGACAACGGGCAGCGGCACGCTGGTCACCCGGAATGCAAGCGACGAGGTCGCGGCTGACGCCATTGAGCCTGCCGACGCATCTGGCACTGACCAGTCCGGCACGGCTCTTACCTTGAAGGGCGGCGCCGGCACAGGCACGGGCACAGGCGGCGCAGTTATTGTTCAAGTCGCCGACGGCGCTGGCTCCACCGGCTCAAGCGTTAACGCCCACGCGACTGCGCTCACCATTGCCGACGACAAGGACGCGACATTTGAGGCTGACGTTTTGGTCAAGGGCAATCTCGCCCTAGACAACACGGCCGGCGACTGGTCGTTTGAGGTGTCTAGCAACAAGCTCATCTTTAAATACGGCGGCACCGCCAAGATGGAGCTCGACACGTCTGGTAACCTAAAGGTTACCGGCGACGTAACCGCATTTGGCTCTATTTAGTGGAGGCGGCTCATGGCTGTTAAATCCTCTGGCGCGCTATCATTTGCCACCGACATCGTCGGCGAATTTTCCGACAGCACACCCCACAGCCTGTCCGAGTTTTACAAGGGCGGCGGTAAGGTGCCGGACGCGGCTGGCAATGGCAACGTGCCGACAAGCGGCGCAATTTCTATGGGCGATTTTTATGGGGCGGTTAACCGCATAGCCGTCAGCCTAACAATTTCGTCTAACACAAATAATTACAACATATTCAGCAGCAAGGGCGCAAGCTATGCGGCGGGCGTTTCGGACGTAACCCTGACCATTAACAGCGCCGTCTCTGTCGGCTCAACCAGCACAGGCACATATGCGCTTGAAACTGGCACAGGATGGGCAACAGGCGACACCATTACCATCGTCAATAACGGCACAGTCAAAGGCCGTGGCGGTAATGGCGGTAACGGCGGTGCAGCCACCGGGGGCATAAACGGCGGCTCTGGTAGCACAGGCGGCTCTGCTTTCCGCGCGCAATTCGCCACAGCTTTTACTAACAACGGCAGCGTCTATGGGGGCGGCGGTGGTGGTGGCGGTGGTGGGCGTTATATTATTGATGGCATAAAAGGAAGCCCGGATGTCATATATGGCGGCGGCGGCGGTGGTGGCGGTGCTGGCGTAAACGGCGGCACTGGCGGCAATGGCGGCGCGGGCGTCCATATGGATGGACAAAATGGCTCGTCTGGAACATCAAGTTCGGGCGGTGCTGGCGGTCTTGGCGGCGTTGAAGTTATTTCTTCAGGTTCAGGCGGTTCAAAGCCGGGCAATGGCGGTGCGGGCGGTGGCTTGGGCAGTGCTGGGTCGGCAGGACTTAATGGTGGTGCCAGCTTCGGCCTTACCGAAGGGCAGGGCGGCTCTGGCGGCGCGAGAGGCAACTATCAGGTCGGCGCATCATTTATCAACTCGGGAAGCGGCATCGGCGGCACAGTCGGTGGCGGAAGCTCATAAGGAATAGACAATGGCAACTTACAAACTTTATGTCTCTGGCTACATTGAGGAAACGCAGCAGCTTTTGGTTTCGTTTTCATCGGACGATACGGCGCGTGACGCGGCAGAATATCCTTCGCTGGCGTTTGATGTCGTGCCATATGGTGAGGCCACGACCGAAGAAATTATGTCGATGATTGCCAAGACTGCGCCGACCACCACAAGCGATATAGTCACGCAAGAAACCTATACCGACAGCAGCGATAAGGCAGAGGGCTTGAAGGCTCTGGTCGGGCAGACGTTTAGCTATACCGATGAGGATTTATTCCAAGCAGAGGTTGAAGAAATATGACTGCGCGTGAGGCTGGGCGGGGCAATACACTTACCGATTGGTTTTTTTGCAGGGGCATAGATGTCGCTGACAATAAAGTTGGCGTGACGTTCCTGTATCCAGAAGGCAACTCAATCGGCGGCTTTATGGAGCAGACCAGCGCAGAGGGTCTGCCGCGCAATGCCAGTGGCGATAAGATACCACACGACACCATCGGCAATGTATATGTCGGCTTTGACAATTATGTGCTGTCATCAGGCCGCGTCACCTACAGCGCGGAGTGGTCAGAGGGCGACATTACAGAAGCGCAAGTGGATGACTATGTGGCTTGGCTACAAGGCGCAAACTTTGGCAATGACATTGAAAACCTGACACGCACCGACACCACCCTGTCGTGGGATTTTGTGCCGAAAGATGAGACGGGCGGCGATTATAGCTTGGTGCGTTATCAACCAAACTCGCAGTTTAAGGTAACGATTGCCAGCGATGACACGCGGATGTGCTGCTTCCTGCGGTCACAGAATGAAGGCCATTTGTGGAACGCTGGCAGCTACAGCATACGCGGCGGCGAGAGCCTGACCATCAATAAGTCTGGCAACGAGTGCTATTTGTCTTTTGTTGGTGACACGTTCTCTATTGGCGGCACAGCAGTTGACGATATGGCTGTTAAGAAATTGACATCAGACACCATTGCAATTGACAACACAGGAGCAGAAACACGCAAGATTGGCGTTATCTGGAGAGGCTAGCGGCGAAGATGCAACCGGCCGAAAACTTTATCGTGACTTACTGGCCGCAGGTGACCGGCGTCATCTTGCTGGTCTGGTATGTTAGCCGCCACTTGGGCGATATGGCTACGGCTATCGACCGGCTAGGCGAAAGAATTAAGCAGGCAGAGGCAAAGATTTCTGACCTCTTCCGGCTACACAATGAAGAGGTGGCTCGCAAGTTAGAGCGCTTGGCAAGAAAGGATGACGAATAATGGGACAGCTTCTGCCAATCACGCCCCCAGCCGGCGTTGTCGCTAATGGCACAGAATACTCAACCAAGGGCCGCTGGGTCGACAGCGACCTGGTGCGCTTCCAAGAGGGACACCTTGAGCCAATTGGCGGGTGGCAATTGCTAAGCGGCACGGCTCTGACGGGGGGCGCGGTGCGGCAAATGTTTGCCTACCGAGACAATGACTTCAACCCCATTCTTGCAGTCGCCACAGACGACAAAATCCACACGCTCTATCTGTCAAACTTTAACGAGGTTACGCCAACCGGCTTCGTCGGAGCGAGCGGGTCAGGAAATTTAGCCTACGGCTTCGGCGCTGGCCCATATGGCGAGGAGAGCTTCGGCGACGCCCGGACGGTGTCAGGGCTAAAGAAAAAGGCAATAAACATTACATTCGACAGCTTTGGCGAGGACTTGCTTTTTTGCTCGTCAGGCGACGGCAAGATTTACCGCTGGCAACCCAACAGCGGCTCTACCCCTGACGCAGCCGGCGCGGTGCTGACAAACGCGCCACTGGCAAACACAGCCGTCGCGGTAACCAATGAGCGCCACGTTTTAGCCTTGGGCGCGGGCGGCGACCCGCGCAAGGTGCAGTTTAGCGACCAAGAGGCGCCGACGACGTGGACGCCGTCTGCTACTAACTTGGCTGGCTCAATCATATTGCAGACGCAGGGCAGCCTGATGGCTGGCGTTCGATACAAAACCGACATGCTTTTGTTTACCGACGAGGATGTCCACCGCATGTATTATGTCGGCGCTCCCCTCGCCTACGGCGTGCAAAAAGTCGGCAGCGCATGCGGCCCGCTCAGCCCGCGCTGCATCGTGCCGACTGGAAACTTTATTGCTTGGCTTAGCGAAAACGGGCCCGTTGTTTATGACGGCTTTGTCCGGCCGCTGCCGTGCGAGGTTCACGACTTTATTTATGACAACCTTAACGACGACGCGCATGAGTTGGTGTGCGGCGGCTCGAATAGCGTGAACTCAGAAATCTGGTGGTTCTTCCCAACCACTGAGGACGACCAAAACAGTAAGTATGTCATCTACAACTACCAAGAGAAGGTGTGGAGCGTGGGCGAGCTTGAGCGCGGCGCGTGGATTGACCGGGGCGCGTTTGACGTGCCGCTAGCGGGCGACAAGGACGGCTTTCTCTATGAGCATGAGCGCGGCACGCTGAGCGCGTCGTCGGGGGTTGGCACGCGCAAGCCATTTTGCAAGACCGGCCCAATCGAGGTCGGCAATGGCGACCGGGTGGCATATGTTAACCGCATTATACCCGACGAGGAAAGTAACTCAGTCGGCTGCGTGTCGTTTGCATTTAAGGGGCGGCAGACGCCGCTCGGCACTGAGTATGACCTCGGCACGTTTAACATCGACGCCGACGGCTACACCGACTGCCGCTTTAGCGCGCGGCAAGTGCAGATGACAGTTGAGGGCGTCACCGACAGGTCGTGGAAGCTTGGGCAGGTGCGCCTTGAGGGCGCGCTGCGGGGGCGTAGATAATGACTAGGCCAGCCATAGCATCCGCGCCGCCAACCTATGAGCGAGAGCAGGTCAATCAGCTTGGCGTCGCCATTGTGCAGTTGTCCGACAGTGTATTACACCGAGGCGAGCGCTTTTTCACCAATGGCGAGACTGGCACAGAAATAATTTTGATAGACGCAAACGGCGGCCAGTGGAAATTGGGCGTCGACACGTCTGGCAACCTAACCACTACCAGTATCTAAGGGGATTTGCTATAATGAGTTTAGCACAACGCGACACATATGCAGAATTGGGGGCAGAGTTTGACGCCTACTCAGGGCAGATACAGGCGGCACTCGATGAGAGCTTTGGCTATGAGCTGGATGACATCCGCAGCATGGTGCTAAATGGTGAGCTTCAGCTTTGGACACACCAAGACACGGCGGCGCTGACAGAGGTAATCACATATCCGCGCACCCGCGCGATTAATGTGTTTTTGGTGGCCGGAAAGATAGGCGACTGCCTTTCGCTTCTGCCACGCATTGAGAATTTTGCAACGGTGCTGGGCTGCTCAGCTATTACCGGCATCGGGCGTAAGGGCTGGGAAGGCCACCTAAAAGACTTGGGCTTTGAAGTAGAAAGCTCATACATGAAGGAACTAAAGTAATGAGCAAGAAAAAATCAAGTCAATCGACGAGTACGAGAATTGACCCGGCATTGATGGAAATGTATCAGGACGTGTTTGACCGCGCCGAGAGACAAGCCGACACGCCGTACGAGGCGTTTGGGGGTGAGCGCATTGCCCCCTTCAATTTTGACCAGGAGCGAGCTCAAGACAGGGCACGTTTTGAGTATACCCAATCGTCTAGATATGACCCGCGCTCTCGTATTTATAACAACCTGACCCAGCAGCAGCGCGAACTCGGCGCGCGCTCAGTGCTCGACCGCGATGTGCAGAACTTTATGAACCCGTTCACCGAGAACGTAATAGACGCCACATTCAATCGCCTAGACAAAGAATACAAAAAGCAAGCGCAGGGCAATCGTGACCGCGCGTTGCAGCAGGGCGCATTTGGCAATGACCGGCGCTTTGTGCAAGACGCCGTCTTGCAGGCTGAAAACTTGGACAGAAAGCAGGCCGCCGCCGCAAATCTCTACAACCAAGCCTATGGTCAGGGCATGAACCTATTGCAGGGCGACATCGCCCGCGCCACGCAGGCAGAGATGGTCAACCAACGCAGCGCCCAGCAGATTGACCGCGACAACATTGCCCGACAAGTGCAGTCAGGCATGATGGGCCTGCAAGACCAAGCCAACCAACTTAACCGCTTTGCCGGCGTCGGTGACGCTCAGCAGCGCTTAGCGCAAGCCATGCTCGACCAAGGCGTTGCCGACTTCTAGGAGGAGCAAAACTATCCCATCCAAGGCATCAACCTGCTTAACAGTGTGCTGGGGACAATGCCAATGCAGAGCACCACAACCAGCACTGGCACGCCGGGCGGCGGTGGCTTGGCCGGCGCGCTAGGCGGCGCGTCTGCCGGCGCGGGTATAGCCTCAGCGCTAAGCCTAGCAAACCCAATGACCGCTATTATTGGCGGCGGCTTGCTTGGAGGTCTTTTCTAGATGGCTAGCTTTACAGAAAGATTGGGCGGCGCCCTCGCGGGCATGCCAATTGACAAAGAGGCGGAGCTGACGACGCAGCAGCGCGGCCAAGTTTCGCAGTCGTACCTAAACATAGCTCAAGCGCTGCTGGCTGGCGCAACAAATAACCAAAGCTCTGGCGAGGTGTTCGCTAATGCATTGGGCAAGGCGCAGGCCGGCTATCGGGCAAGCTTGCAAGCCCAGCAGACCGCTGAGCTTAACAACCTAAAGCTAGAGCAAGCGCGCCGCGCAAACGAGGCGCAAAAGCGTTTGTCCGGCGCACAACAAAGCGCGCCAACTTTTTCTGATTTCGGTGGGAACTATAATGAGTGGTCTATGGCTACAGCCAAACACTACTTCGACACAGGCTTACCGAGCGAAGCGCAAAAATACTTGGCAGCCGTAAAGCCTCGCAGCCCTAATGAGACAGCCGAGCTTGTCTTTAAGCAGCGCGAAAAGCACCGCAAACCTATTCAAGGATTTCAAGAAGCCAAAGCAAACTTTGAGCAGGTTAAGCAGCTTGTGTCCCAAGGTAATGGCACAGCCGCCTACGCAGCCGTGGTGACAACCCTCAAAGGCTTAGATGGCTCGGTTGTTAAAGAGGGCGAGGTTCGCACCCTGGAATTATATCAAGGCGCGCTGAAGGGTCTTGAAGCAAAAATTGAAAAATTTAAGGGCGGCGGTCTTCCGCCGGACTTAGCGGCTGAGCTGTTAAACTTAGCTGGGATTGCAATTGAAACGCAGAGCGACAAATTCAATGCATACGCTACAGAAGAAAACAAACTCTATGCAACCTATTTAGACCAGGCTCTGGCTGATAGCATTATTAAGCCGGTTAACTTGGGCGACATGCAGTTCCAATTTACTGGCACGGACATTACCTCGCTGATTAACAACAATTATGATGAGTTTAACTAAACATGGCTGACTTAAAAACTATTCTGGACGAGGCAATTGCTGCCGGCAAGGCGGCTAAGGCTGGCGAGCAAAATGAGACGGCTGCGCTCCGCGCGTTTGCAGCCGCCGACACTGTCGCAAAAAAATACGGCTATGATAGTTATGACGAACTGCGCCCATCGGCGCAGTACTATCGCCAATATGGCGAGGTGCCGACTGAGGGCGCCGCAGCGTTTACCCGCGAGCTTTTTGCCGGCGCTGCGTTTGAAGGCGCCGACGAGGCTGAGGCTTTAGTGCGCAGCGTTTTTTCTGACGACAGCTACGACGACGCGGTAACAAAAATCCGCGCCGACCGAGACGCATACTTTCAGCGCGCGACAGCCGCCGCCTTAACAGCGAATGTGGCTGGTGGCTTTGCTACGCCCGTCGGCGCACTTGGCGCAAGCGCGCGGCTCGCTAACATTGCGGCACGCGCTCCAATGAGAACTGCCGTATTAGGTGGCGCGGCTCAGGGTGCCGCTACCGGGTTTGGCGCTGGCGAGGGTTTGGGTGACAGACTGCAAGGCGCTGCGATTGGCGCGGCTATTGCCGCGCCTGTAAGTGCTGCCGGCTATGGGGCGGCGCGCGGGTTGCAACGCGCATTCAGAAACCCGGCGCAACGCGCTGACATGCGCGTCGGCGACGCAATGATTGACGACAGCGTTGACGCCGCCAGCATGCGGGCTGCGGTCTTACAAAATCAGGCAGCCGACACCGCTGCCGGAGATGTCGGTCAGGAAATGCTTGTCGACTATGGTAATGACGCCCTGCGCCGCTTGCTGCGGGGCGCACGCACCGTATCATCTGGCGCATCTGGACGCATCGACGACGCCCTGACAGTACGCCAGCAAGGCACAAGCGCGGTCACGCCGA